AACGGCTAAAAGGTCTGCTTTAAGTGAAGATTGAAACCGAAGTGTTAAGTAGGGAATCCTCCCTGCTCGTATTGAAGGTGATAACATGGCAAATCAAGCATGTCGTTCAAGTGGTGTTTTAGGCTCAAGTGGAATAGTAAGTAATGAACAGTCTTTATTGATTAGTATTCATGCAAATTTAATTATAGCGGGTAATGCTTTAGTTACCGTTAAAGTATTTGATGGAACAAGTGCAAGTGGAACAGAAGTAGCAAGAATTACTCATTCTGTAACAGGACACTATAACTTTGAATATGATATGCATGGAGTATTGTGTAGGAATGGTATCTTTTTACAAATTACTGAAGCAGGTTCTTCAACGGCAGAAGTTTCTGTCGAATTCGCTTGAGGTGATAAAATGCCAGCATTAAATACAGATACTCGTTTAGTTATGACTATTCTCTTTGTTGGAACAGTTAGCGGTGCTAATGTTTTCTTTTATGCGACTTATGGTACTACTTTCCCATATACTCCTTTAGCGCATTCTGTTCTCTTTGGTTTAATCACCGTTGGAACAATCATGGTTATGAAAGCCATCTTTGATATTTCACTTAACGATAAGATTGAATTATGGTTGTTAGACCGTAAGATTAGTGCTTATTGGGCAAGAATGGCAAGAGATGAAGAACAAAGAAAGAAACTTCAAGATACTGCTAAATCATACAATCTTTCTCCCTATACGGGATTAGCACCTATGGCACAGTCTTATGAAACAGAAAATACAGTTTCTTCTGATTTCTTGACTACGTTGCAATAGGTGAGTAAATGGTTGTATCAGATTGGTTAGGCTTTAGCGATTCTGATTATGCGTATAATCAACAAAGAGCGCATTCAGCAGACATTCTCTTTCTAAAGATGAGAATGTGGTTTTGGGCTACTTGCGCTACGCTTTCAGCATTTCTAGTTGGAAACATCATGGGTGTTTTCGATATTAATGTAATGGGCTGGCTATTTGATAACCTTCTCGGTGGGTGGGGTCATTAATGTCATTAATGACAGGCTTTGCTATTTTAGTCGGAGAAGCAATATTAGGTTTTTACAAAAAAATTCACGCAATTAATTTTGGAGTATATGGTGCAACAATGGTAGGTAAAACTACATTACATCATCAATTAAGAACAAGAGGTGAAGTTCCAACAATACAAAAAAGAACTGTTGGTCGTCACCGAGCAACTAGAAAATCTATTAAGTTAGATGGACAAATGAATACTCTTAGAACATCGGATATAGGCGGAGAAGCAATATATTGGAAAGAATGGGCTAAAGATATGCAATCCAGAAAAGTCAAATATGTTATCTTTATGATTGACCATAGACATTTAGATAAAGGCGGTAATTTAGACCATCAAGTAGCATGGAAATTTTTAGTTGATACAATTACAAATGATAGGTGGCCTAGTGGCAGAAAGAAAAAAGAAGCAGATTATCCAATTGCAGTTTCTATTTGGGCAAACAAATATGATATTTGGGGAGAAAAATACAAAAGTGATGCACCGATTGACAAACATCCGATTTTTGAACCTTTTAAATATGGTATGCAAAAACTAAATGATGTGGGAATACCGACGCATAAATATATTGTATCAGCAAAATCAGAACCCGAAGCAGTTTATCAAGGAATATTTACAATGATTAAGGACTACTGATTATTATGTGGTTTAATATTCTTAAGGTTGATGAATTTACCAACGAAGGTGGGTTCAAAGGTCTATACGAACCTAACGAAGATAAGGTATCTATTAACTTGGATAATTTTAGTACAGTAGCAGAAGGATATGATGACATTGAAAGAGTCGTTGAGTTTGCTAATGTAGTGACACACGAATTATCTCATAGAGAATATGCAAAGGAACTGAATAAATATATGGATGATGTTCTTAAAGAATTGACTTCTATAACTAAACAATATGCGAAAGGAAACGCTTCATTAGATTCAGTTAGTAAAAAACTAAAAACTCTTTATAACTATATTATTATTAATGAATCATTTGCATTTGGAAGTGGAAAATCATATGAAAGATTAAGTCATTTAGATGCAACAGGAAGTTCAGTTCGTTCATTTATGACTGAAGTTACAAACCATATTAGAGAAATAGTGGGTAAAAAGGACAGGAAACTAGAAAAAATGTTAGATGATTTATATTCAGAAACAATGAAAGCAATAAGAAAATTGAGGGATTAGATGTATCAGAACAACATTATACAACAAGTAGGAACAAATGGCGCACCTGTCGGTAATACTGTTAATCAGAATGTGCCGAATAGATTTTTGCCTAAATTACAACAAGCAAGAGCAAGTGGACCAATCGAAGAATATAAGTTTGATAACTTCAAACCGAAGAAAAAACTAAAGGAACTAAGAAAGGTATTACTACCAGAAAAGAAGAAGTTTCTATTTGTAAAATTCGGATATAAATTCAATCTCAAAGAAAGATGCGTTGTTTGTGGAATGCATCATATTTGGGAAGCAGGTGATTATTTACGACCTCCTATTCCATTAGATAGAGTAGAACGTGGAAGGCCATTAAGAGGGACTTATTGCCCTAAACACGCTGCCCATCATAAACAATTTGAAATGCTACAACAAGAGATTATTGCAGATGAACATGGATTAGATTTCAAAAGATTTATTCCTACTCCAAAAATGCCTAAAATGATGAAAACAGGGCCAATTTATAATCTGACTAATGAAGATATTGTTGCCCTCTCATCAGTCGGATATGTTATAAAGCCTCCAACCATATCACAAGATGAGTCGAAGGAGAGCGAAGTATTGCGCTTAACATCGGAGTTAAAAACGATTAGTCAAAGACTTGACGTATTACTAAAGATTAAGGAGGAATAAACATGGGAATGTTCGGGACAAGTAATGGAACTGTATTAAATGCAGTTCAACAACAATCAGATTCAAACTTTAAAACAGTTAATAACTTACTATCATTACAAGAAAATCACGTTGAAGAGTTCTTTCAGTATCATGGGGAACTTTTCTTAAAGTCGTTAGAAAAGTTAATGGAGGATGTTATTGAAAGAGTAATGAGTCAAATGCTAGGAAAATTAGCATTTGTTCAAGACTCCACAACAAACAGAATGAAAATTGATTCAGACGCTATGCGAGAGTTTGAACGCATCACACAAGAAAATATTGATTTAGATTTAAAGAATCTCTTAGATACTGCAATTAATACAGAAATTATTAATCAACGAAAACTTGCAAAACAGCAATACCTAGAATCTCAAGGGTTCTCGGCAGGTGCAGGACAAATTTCAGCAGGTATGGCATTAGCAAATGTAACAGGAAATACACAGCAATTTAATCAAATGCAGGGTGCTGTAAACAATGGTTCAGGTTATCCTGTTCCACCTTCGGGTCAAGATGGATATGGTCGCCCATATTGGATTGACCCACAAACAGGACAAATGAGTTATGAACCACCTACAAGTGGTTTAGGATTAGGTTCAGCGATTCAAAAGGGTGCTGCTTGGGCTAAGTGGTTAATGTGAGCAATAAAGACCAATCCTACTCTATTATCTTAGATGATGGAAGTAGGCAAGCAATTGATAGAAAGTTTCTATTAGATAACTTTTTTAATTTTTTATTTTATCGTGAACAGAAAGCAGAAGCAACAAAAAATAAAATAGAAAAAGGTTCTAAAGATAAATACTTTAGAAATCGAGAACTTAAAGAATTTTTAACAAGGGCTAAGAATACTGGTCGTTTTACTAGAGAAGAAAAGAAAAAATATCGTAATTTTCTAAGAGATACTCTTGAGGAATTACTTAAAGATAAAACATTAAGTAAAAAGAGAATTAAGGATAGTGGTATTCCTGCGGATATTAAAGAGTTTATTCAAGATGAACCTTTAGAGAAATTATTAGATGATAATTTTATTTTTAAGATTACTCCTGTTCAAAGAAAACTAGTTTCAGAAACTAAAAAAGTTAAAGATGAAACTGGTAAAGAAAAAGAAGTAGTAATACCTAAACAAATACCAAAAGGTTCAATGCCTAGAGCAGAACGAGAAAGATTGCAGTTATTGGCTGATGGTCTTGGAGATGATTTAGAAAAGTATGTTTTAGAAGGATTAAAGATTACTCCTAATAAAATTACTTTTGATGGTTCTCTTATTTCTGGTAACTTGAATAAAAAAGAAAGACTGGATAAAGTAGTCGGTGTTTTTAATCAAGATGACCCCAAAAGAGATAAAAGAACTGGTAAGTTCTTTAACTTTTTTACAGGAAACATAGCGTCGGGTCAAAGAGAAATTAGAACAATACAATCTGATGTTTCTGATGAAGATGCAATTGATGAAAACGAAGCCTTAACTGAAATTAATGCAATTCTTAAAAAACAAATGGAAGGTCTTAAATTGTTATCTCTATCGAAGGAAGATTTAAAAAGGCCAGTAAGTAGAGAAAATAATATATATTCAGAATATTTAGATGCTTTAGAAGAGGATGATTTTACTATTATGATTGAAGATGAATTCCTAATGCCACTACATACTAGATTAATAGTAAAGAAGAAAGAGGAATTTAAAGAGGAATTGAAAACTTTACAAAGAATGTCAGATGATGATATTACTTCGGAACAAAGAGATAGAATGAGAACATTAGAAGATTTAGTTGATAAATCTCAAAAATACGAAGAATGGAAAGATGAACATTCTGTGGAAATTGAAGTTTTCATAAAAAATGTTAGGCAATATTTTGGAAGTATAATTAACGGACTATTTAATATGACTGAACTTGAACAAGAAATGGATGAAGCATCTGGGCCATTAATGGCGAAAAACCCTGATGGAACTTCAATTCCCGAAGAAGAAATTCCCGAAGAAGATAAGGAAAAATATCATTTGGCTAAACATAAGTTTCTTGGAATAAGACAATTTCTTAGTAAAATAAAACTGCCTCAAAGGTCAGGTGCTATAATTAAAGAAAAAATTGCAGAATTTATTGAAACCTTTGATGACATTCAAGAAAGAATAACAACATTATATAAAGATGGGCATACTGGTATTGATGGAAACGAAACTACTTTAGGTAAAATATTTGCAAAAGTTAAAGGTAGGACAGATGTTTCCAATGATGATAAAAAATATATTGCTAAGGAAATTATTAATTGGAACAAACAAAAATTAGGCGATATTCTTAATGACTTAGATAAAGTTGTTCAAATAACTTTTGACCTTAAAAAGAAAAAAGTTAGTGCCGCAGTTGTTAAAAGATACAATGTTACAATGGGTCAAAGATTAGCAACAAGTTCAAAAACTAATTTTGCTACTAGTGAAACAACAGTTCCATTACCATTATTGACAAAATTCAATTCTATGATTAATTTATTCCGAGCAAACACAAGAAGAGCAAAAAGAACATTGAGGTGATATTATGGGAACAGTTCGCTCGCCAAGCGATTATACATCAATTAACGTAGACTATTCAACAGGTAACGGTTTTTACACAGATAAAGGAGCAGTTGCTGATTTACTTCAAGTTTCAGCATTTTCTTCCGCTACAAACCCCTCCCAATCACAGGTGGGTTCAATCATAAAGTATGTGGAGGGCATGATTGATGACAAGGCTAAGAGGTCGTATCGCCCGATTATTACCCAACATGAGTATCATAACTTTGAATTCATCAGACATCCTGCTAGAGCATATTATGGTGGATATGTTGGATATATTCAACTTTCGATGATGAAGGTTAGAAAGATTGTTTCACTTCAAGTATGGCAAGGAAGCAGTTACATTGAATTAGCATCTGCTCAAGCGAAGATTGAATTACTTGAGAATTATAGAGATATTTATTCAGTTACTTTACAATTACCAAATAGCGGAACTGAATTTGAGATGCTTTCAGAAGATACTGGTTCATTACAAAACTCAGAATTCAACGTATCTTTCGGAGAAAAGACAACAGTTAATGAATTGATTTCTTTGATTAATGAACAATTCCCTGCACCAACCGCACAATTTACAGGAGCAACAGAAGCAAAAGAATTACAAGTTAGCAGTAGGAATATTTCTGATTTCTTTTATGCACAAAAGAATACAGAAAATTCAAAGGAAGTATTTATTTCCTCACTATTGGCTGGAGAAGATGGTTCTGATTGCACAATTAAAGTAAAAACACAACAAACTTGTTCAACATCGGGAACAACAACAAATTTAACTGTTGCAGATTCTAGTAAATTAGTTGTAGGAATGGCGGTTTCGGGAACAAATGTTAATTCATCTTCAACTATTACTTCTATTACTAATTCAACAACTGTTGTTCTAAGTCATACTACAACGGGTTCTGTAAGTGGAACTGTTACATTTACTGCAACAAATACTTCTATTCCAACGGTTTGCACAATAACTAAATTTACAGATAAGCAAGATGTAAGAAGATTAGGTTCTTTTTGGAATATTGGAGAAGAAGGAAAAGTTTTCTTCTTGCAAGATTATCCTTATCATACTCAAAACTCAATTATTGTTTCTTATATTGCGGGAGATAATCGAGTTCCGTCTGCAATTCACGAAGCAGCCACAAAACTTGTTGCAGCAGAAATTTTAAGACATGATGACCAAACTATACTAATCGCAGATACAGGTTCTAATATTTCTACTAAAGAAAAGTATGACATACTCAAAGAAGAAGGAATGGCCCTTATTGATGGAAAGAAAGACTTAGTGTATATGTTGGATTGATATGTTTTCTAATGCTAAGAAAAAACTACAGGATGTTATTGAAAAGCATACTGAAAGAAACTTAGAGATGCAAAGAGTTTCGGAGATACTAGGAATAGATGTATCTTTTTCCGAAGAAGAATTGATAAAACATATAGAAGAAGATATGGCTAAATACTATGAACAGATGATAATTGAGGAGGCGACTGCATGGATGAAGTAGCATTAGTTTTGGATTTATTAGATAACCAATGGTCTACTTCTGCTACTACTTTAGTTAGTTCGGGAGATATTTCTTCTTCACATGTAGCAAAACCTAACTTTGTCGATGTTAGAACATTGGATAAAAACAAGGGTGTTAGGTATGATTTATCTACAAAAGATGTTATTGTTGTTTTTGAAGATAGCAATACTATAGAATATCCTACAATGCTTTACGATGTTAGAAATGAAACATTTTCTTTTACTTTGCACATTCGTTGTATTCATGATGAAAGAGCAGTTGGAGTTAGTTCTACAGATGCTAATTTTGGCAAAGATAGGCTAAGGGCTTTATACTTGATACTTCGTCACGCAATTGAGAGCAAGCGTAAGGGGTACGAAGCGAGCGACGGTACTAAGTTTAATTTATTATTTTTAGGTAGTAGAAGTGAAGCAAATGACCGTAACAAACGATTATTCGGATATAAAGTAAATTTAGAAGCAAAACGATACGCACAAACAGTCCCCTAGTAAGTAAGTAAAAGGGAGAGGGATTAGCATGACAAA